ACTTGCACTCGACGTTCATGGCTTTCCCTCACACTCCGGGCAGAAGTAGGTGTCCCCGTCCTCGCGCAGTTCCTTGCGCCCGTGCTTCGGGCAGGACACCGTGTCCCCCCGTGGCTGCGCTGCTGGCGTAGCGGCCGACGCCGCAAAGTGCTTCATCGCACAACGCTTGTGGAGCACAACGTCACAGTCCGTGCAGCGATACCGCTCCCCGTCCCAGGCGAAGGGTTCGCCGCATCCGACTCCTCTGTTGGCGACGTTGCCAAGCGTCGGGTGGTCCCCGCAGCGTCCATGCTTCGTACTTCCGTCGTGTTCGCCCCCGTCCGCCAGCTCGGGCGGCGCGGACACACGGGTCCTCATGCACTTGCACCGCCCCCGTGGACGCCCGCACTTACCGCACAACCCGTGCAGCGCGGCACAGCAAGGACCGGGGTCCTCGTTCTGCGGCTTGTCGCACACCGGACAGGTCTGCCACCCGGATTCTTCCTCGACGCTGGCGGGCGGCGCGGGATGGCACGCGGGGCACTTGCGGAACCCGGAGGTGTACCCGTCACCACCGCACGCCTCGCACCGCGCCCCCTCCCCCCGTGGCTGCGCGTCGGGCGCGAGGGAGCGGATCATCGGGATGCACCCCTCAACCGGGCACTCGCCACAGTCCTGACCTTCAACGTGCCCCGCGCCCTTCACCGCCATTAGCGCCGCCTCGACGCCTCGCCGGAACCCTTCGGCGCGGGCCTGCTCGATCTCCCTGGCGCGCTCGGTAATGCCGTCGTTCTGGATGCTCATTCGTCCTCCCCCCCGTGGCTGCGCTGCGCCGGATAGGGCGGCGTCCACCATCGCCTGCACCTTGTCGCCCAAGTAGAGGCCGATGCCGTCTACTGCCCGCAACGCCGCCTCGCATCGGTCAGCCCGTTGGTAGGACAAGGTGCCCACGGCGCGTGCCTCGTCCCGCTCGCGTTCCAGCTCGGCCACGCGGGCGCGGAGGGTGGCGATCTCACACTCCCTACAGGTTGGTGTGTACGAACCGCCGTGTTTTTCGCACATCGTGTAGTAGTCCATTATCGCACGTACTCCTTCAGCGCTGCGAGCAGCGCTCGTTGGGTTCGGTCCTTCTTCCCTAGCGCCTTCATCACCGCCTCGTCGACGGTGCCCTTGGCCACGATGTGGTGCACCACTACCCGCTCCTTCTGACCCTGCCGCCAGACCCGCCGGACCAGCTGCTCGTAGAGCTCGAGGTCCCAGGGGATGGAGTGGAAGATCACCGCGGCTGCGGTGCCCTGGAGGTTGAGCCCGTGGGCCACCGACTGCGGCTGAGCCAGGAGCACGGGCGTCCGCCCGGCGTTCCAGTTGTCCTCAATCTCGCGCTGCTTGTTAGCCGTGACCCCCCCGCCCAGGTGGGGTGCGTCAGGAAAGGCCTCCTTCAATCGAGCGAGGTCGTGCTGGAACTCGTAGGCCACCAACGCGGGCTTCCCGTTCAGCTCCTCCACCAGATCCTTCACCGCCTCGGTCTTCTCCTCATGGATCATGAAGGCGGCGCGCTTGCCCATGTACTCCACCCCATCGAACAGCCCGCCGTTGGCGATCTGCCTGCACTTCATCGTCGCGACGGCGGCCGAGGCTGCGGTGACCACCTTCTGTTCGAGCTCGGCGATGAGCAGAGTCTCCATCTCACGATAGATCTTTTCGGCTTCGGGTCCCAGCTCCACCTCCACGGTGTTCGTGACCAGAGGTGGCATGTTGAGGTAGTCCTCCGCCGCCATACGGAGTACGAGCGGGCCCAGCTTCTTGTAGATGTCATGGTCTGCCCCCGCCTTGGGGATCCAGGTGTAGCCGCCGAACCCAGTCTGGAAGAAGTAGGTCTGGCGGAAGTGGGTGATGTAGGCGCCGAGCGACGCGCCCTGGTCCAGGATGAAGATCTGCCCGAACAGGTCCATCAGTCCGTTGGGGGCGGGGGAGCCGGTGAGGATGTACCGCCGCTTGAACTTGTTCAGCATGGGACGGAGGTACTTGAACCGCATCGTGTTGGTGTGCTTGAAGCGGGTGCTCTCGTCGATGACTAGGATGTCGAAGAACCACCGCTGGTGCTTCATCGCCCCGAAAAGCCACTGCAACCCCTCGGGGTTGATGACGTAGATGTCGTACGGACACTCGAGGTTGGCGTCGGTGCGCTGCGCCCCGTGAAGGATGCACATCCTCAGATCCTTGAACTCGTCCCAGAGCGCACGCTCCCGGGGCCACGAAGAGTTGGCCACGCGGAGGGGAGCGATGACCAGCATCCGCTTGGCGTAGCCCTTCTCCTTGAGGATCTTGAACGCAGCCAGGGTGATGCTCGTTTTCCCCAGGCCGGGGTCCAGGAAGAGGGCCCCGCACGCCTGACTGATCAAATGCTTGATGCCCTTCTTCTGGTACTCGTGAGGGACGTACTTCATCGCTTTCTCCTACGTTCGATCCAGCGCTCTGTCACTATCCACAGGGCCAAGCCTACGACGAAGCCGACGAGCAGACCCTCCGTCGTCAGCCCGCTCATGCGAACACCATATCGATGATCTTCTTGCCCAGGTCCACACTGTCTACTTTGAAGGCCGGGATGTCGCAGGCGCCCAGCTTCTTGAACATGTCCGCCTGGAGCGGCGTCAGCTTGTGCCCCTTCCGCTTGAACTCGATGAAGACTACCCGACCCTTGAAGATGAGCAAGCGGTCGGGCCAGCTACGGTTCCCCAGCCCGTTCATCTTCCGGATGAGGAGCGGGAAACCCAGGGCCTGCGCCTGAATCACCGCGTACCGCAGAACTGCGTTCTCGATGCTCGACTCCAGCCGCGATGGGCCCGACATAGTGTCCTTCCAGGAGCACAGCTCCGCAACCGTTGCATGTGTACAATCCCTTGCACTTCTTCTGCACCCACAGATCGCCGCAGAAGGGACAGTTAGAAATCACACTTCCCTCCCTTGGCGGTGGAGTAGGCGCACCACCGACAGTACATCCCCGGGCGGGCCGGGAAGATCTTGTCGTTGTACAGCTGCCCGGCCCGCTCGCTCCAGTACTCCTTCGCCATCGGCAGGTTCTCGAGGTTCATGACTCCCGACGGGCGCTCCACCACCTCGCCGTGGTCAGTGAAGACCAGCTGCGCGGTGGTCTTGATGCCCCACCCCGAGGCGAGGGAGGCGACGGCGTAGATGCTGAGCTGGTCGTTGTAGGCCGGGTCCTCCGGCTTGAACTTGCCGGTCTTCCAGTCGATGACCCGGGTGGACTCCTCGTCCACCAGCCAGGCCACGTCCATCTTGACGCGGACCCAGGTGTCCTTGGTAAACCAGTCCTTCGTCCGCTTCCACTTGTGGTCGAAGCCCAGGTTCAGCTCGAGCATGACCCGCTTCTTCACGTGCGCCTTCTTGAGCTGGACGAGGAGCGGCTTCACCTGCTTGAGCTGCGAGTTCAGCGGGAGGGTACCGTTGATGAACCCCTCCGCCTGCCCGTGGAGCATGGTGCCTCGCTCCGCCGCCGGGCCGGACGGCCCCTCGGGGATCTTCTCGACGTACTTGTATTTGAACTGCCGAGGGCACTGCTCCCAGCACGACAGCTTCGAGGGGGACCAGGGGTCGGTGAATCGCTGGACCTTTTTCACTTGACCCTCTTGTATGCGGCGAAGGCGGTCCATGCCCCAGTGTTGAGGATGGGCTCGCGGATGGGATCGAAACCCTGGATGATAAGGCGCTCGTGGAGCTCGCACGCGGCCGCACGCTGGCCGGTCTTGGTGAGGTGGTACTCGATGACCAGGCCCTGGACGTGCTTGTTCAGCGGAGGCTGAAGTAGATCGTACTCCGCGCCCTCGCAGTCCATCTTGATTTTGGTCGGCTTGAGCTTCGCCATGATGTGACGCCACCGTTCGGTGCGCACGTGGATGACCTGCCGCCCCCGGGTGGGGATGACGGAGTGCGCCCCCTTGTTGAGCCCGACGTTGACGTAGAAGGGGATCACTTCGTCCTCGCTGGTGGTCACCGCCAGCTGGTGGGCGGAGACGTTGGCCAGCCCCGCCACGTTCTTCTTGAGCACCGCGAAGTTGTCGGGCATGGGCTCGTACGTCCACACCTTCTCCGCCAGCCCCGCCGCCCACCGGGCGTAGGAGCCGATGCACCCACCGACGTCGAGGACGCGGTCGTTCGCCTTCAGCGGCAGGATGCCGTAACCCGGGAGCTCGTCGACGATGTACTTGTCCAACGTGCCCGGCCTGACCCAGTAGCCCTTGTGCTGTTCGAGATTCACTTGCTAGTCCTCCCCATGTAGTAGCCGAAGCCCATCGCCAGTACGACCAGGAAACTCGCCACCAAGTTCAGTGTCAGCGTCATCACTCCACCCACTTCTTCAAGTCGCCCCAGCTCTCGCCCACCTTGGCGTCGCTGAGCATGGGGACGTCGAACTCCACGCTTTCCATCGCCTCGCGCAGCAACGCCATCTCCTGCTTCAGCGCCTTCTTCGGGGCGCTGATGTTGATCTCGTCGTGGACGGTGACCATGAACCGGGAGTCCCGACGGAGTCCGTCGTACCGGATGAGGGCCTCCTTGGTGCAGTCAGCCGCTGACCCTTGGATGAGATAGTTCACCAGCTTGTAGTCGAAGTTGCGGAGGATGCCGTTGATCTCCTTCGCCTCCTCCACGTGGTAGAGCCGCCCGCCCCAGGTACGGATCGGCTCCCCCGCCGCGACGCGGGCCTTGATGTCCTGCTCCAGGGACCGGAGGCCGGGTAGGGCAGCACGGTGCGCAGCGGCGAAGCGCCGCGCCTCTACCTCGGTGCATCGCAGCTTCGCGATGATGCCCGGGATGCCCATCCCGTACACTTTCCCGAAGTTCATGATCTTCACGGGTCCGCGATCGAGGGCCAGGCCGGTGGTTTCTGCAATGAGCTTCTGGACGTAGGTGTGAACATCGAGGTTAGGATCTGCAGTGTATGCTTCGAGCAGAGGCCCGTCCTCGAAGTGAGCAAGGATACGGAGTTCCTGCTGACTGTAATCACGATGGAGGAAGACTCCACCCGTGTCAGGAAGAACATAGCGCCGCACGAGGGGCAGGCTTGGGACACGTAGGAATTTGGGGTGGACGTACCCGTCGTCCTTGGCTTCGAAGTCTTTCGTGATGTTCTGGAAGCGGGCGCAGCTGAGCCGCCCCGTCCGCGTGCCCTTTTTGTTGTCTTCGCCATGGGACTGCCTCACCTGGTTCCACGAGGTTGAGATGATCTTCCCCTGCTCCCGCCACGGGAGCATGGACATGGACATCACGGTCTGGAGACGGTTGCGGTAGCCGAGCGCCGACGCCACTTTCGGGTCGGTGAACTTGTCCACCGTCATGTACTTCTTCGACGTCGACTTCTTCCCCGACTTCGGAGTCAGGGTCCAGTCCGTGATGATGCCCTCGCGGTCGAGCACCCGGGCCACGTCCTCCTTCTTGTCGAGGTCCAGGCCGGGGGACTTGAGCCGCTTGCGCAGCCACCGCTCCGCGTCGGTCATCGCCTTCTGGTACACCTCGATGTCCCGCTCCAGGGCGGGGAGGTCCAGCCGCATCCCCTCCTGCTCGTTCCGCAACAGGATGGGCATGAGCCTGCGCTCACGGTCATACGCCGCCCGCTCGCCCGCGTCGAAGCTAGGCCACAGTGCCTCGTGGAGCTTCCGTGTGCGGACCACGTCGCCGATGGCGTAGGGGCCGACCAGCGCCACCG